TGTCGCCGTTGAGCTTTATCTTAGCCATTATCTACTTTTTATTTGTATTTATCAACCTAGGAGATACCCACCCCAGAACATATAATGACTACCACCACCCCATGTTGTGGCAACTGCACTGTATCCCCACAGTTCAACATAATCATTCGCGGCAAGATTATGAATTACAGAATATCCTGCCATAGGAGAGTCAACATTACCGTAATGTGCTCCTGCGAGATAATGTAAACCACCACCATTCACTCTAGCACAAAATGCATATCTAGAGTCAGCAGAAGTTGCTGAAGACCAACCACCAGCATAAAAAACATATCTTCCTGCTACTGGTGCAGTAAATTTATTATTTGCATGATCATAATTTCCACCTATATCATAATTTTCAGTACCGAATGTTATTTTTTGCCAGTTATTATTTTTAGAAAATCCAGTGGAGAGAGCACGGAATGCTGGTTGCAATGGTTTTGTTATATTACCATTATGATGAATGGTCTGTGCTGCGGTTACGTTGCCCCAATTTGGTCTTGTTTTAAATGTCATTGATGCACCTGTTCTCCATGCATCAGATGTATTATTATTTGTATTACATTCAATAGTTGCTTTAATACCAGAGTTACTAGTTCCAGCAGCTGATGAGGTTTTACATCCAAATACTATCGAACCAATTCTAGTGCCACCTGGATTTGTTTCTGGACTTGCAAGGACAATAACTCCATCTGATGGATTTCCACCAGTAGCACCCGTAAATATATGAGGTCTTTGATATGGATCATGACCCCAATTCATATCAGCCTCAGTTATAATGGAACCACCTGCAAATATGGAACCAGTAGAATCTATACGAAGTCTTTCTGTTACTGCTTGACCACTTTTTCTGGTATAAAATCTTAAGTCTCCATCATCTTTGTTACTGGTATCACTACCAGCAGTAGCAACAATTCCTGAAATTTTATTATTTCCCCAATATGCAAACTGCTCCATCAATGCTACACCAGCAGTTGCAGTATTATTACTGAATCCTATTCTTCCACCATAAGTATCATTTTTAAGATTGAAAAATGTTCCAGCATCAGAGAATGAATTTGAGTTATCGCTACTACTACCAATATATACTTGTCCATCACTTGCAATACGAAGTCTTTCATCACCGTTTGCTGTGAAAAACATCATAGCATTAGTGCCATGATTATATGCAATCTTACCAGCATATCT